AATCCCGACCGGCGCCGGCAAGCCAGCGATCACCGAGCTGGAGTTTCACGCCAGCACCTACGGCGATATCGAGGACGTCATGGCGGCCGACAACGGCGTATTGCAAGCCGTTGAGTTGGTGAAAAAGCTCGGCAAGCCTCTCGGCACTTCGCTGACCGCGCTGCCTACCTGGGCGTTGGACGCCATCACAATTTCCGACGGCGTCTTTATCATGAATGAGATCCTGCCGCGTTTTCTGGAGTCGCCAGACGAGTAGCCGAAGCTGTCGAGCATTATCGCTACTATTCGGCGTCGGCTGGCGACGTAAGGTCACTCAACATCAGGCAGCTGACTTTTCGCATCATGAATTTCCAGAAGATTCATGGGTTCGAGATGAAAAACCGAATGATACTCGCCGGAGGAAAACCAAGGTAAATGGCATCATTCGTCGAACAAGCAACACTCAGGGTCAACGACCAGAGCACGGCGCAGATCAGCAAGATCAACGCTGCGCTCAAGAAGCTGTTCGCGACTGCCAAATCACTCAAGTCGATCCGGGTCGGTATCAACGTCGATGCCCGCGGACTGACCGCGGCCAACAAGCAACTCAATACGCTGGCACGCAATATCGCGGTACTGCGCAGCCAAAGACTGACTCTGAACGTCAACGATGCCGGCCTTGCCAAGGCACGGCGCGACATCGCTGCCTTGCGGGCAGCGGCGCGCGCGCCGATCAATGTCAATGTCAGTGGCGGCATGCGCGCACCGCGTGCGCCGCGTCCGGTGCCGGTCACGCCGGCAGGGGGCGCCGTACCGCCGCGGCGGCGTGGTGGTCGCACAGCGGCCGGTGCGATGATTACCGGAGCTGGCGCCGGTGGTGGCATTTCCGGGATCAGCCGGCTCGAAACCAGTTTCGGCGCGTTGTCTTTGGCGGCCTACGGCGCAGCTGCGGCACTCAAGAAAGTTGCCGAAGCCGGCTACGATCGCTCGCGTACTGATTTGCAAACCAAGGCGATGACAACGGAGGCGCAGCGAGCGGAGTCAGCTCGCATAGCTGCGGAGAAAGGACCAGCGTACAGAGGTGCGCCAATTGCGTTTCCCAAGAACGTCATGGATCAATTCATCAATGAGATCCAAGGCGATGTCGCCGGCAAGACCCCCGCGGAAACGCGTCGCAACGCTGAGATGGTCGCCAGGGATCTGCAGAACAATATCTATCCTGGCATTATGGCGCGCAATCCGACCTTTAGTCCGGAGCAAGGTCGCGAGGGGCTCAAGAAGATTGTCAAAGCTGCCAACATCGCGACGACGGAAATTGTGGACGATTCAGGCGAGCTTAGTGCGGATTACAAGCGCTACACCAAGGGTGTGGCGATGGCCCTGGCGGTCAATCCAGAGCTAAAGCCTGAGACCGTTCGAACCACCATCGCCGGATTGAAAACATCGGGATACACGCTGGATCCGGAGGCTATCGCGCAGACCTTGGTTCAGGCTGGCGATCTTGGGCAGCGCGTTGGCAACGAGACGTTCCGATTGCAGCGTGCACTGCAGGGTGTGGTCGACAACAAGAAATTGAACAACGTGCTGCGGGACCGCGGGATCCTGCAAAATCCGAAGTTGGACGCCAAAGGCAACGTTCTGCCTTCCACCGGAACGGTTAAAAACCTGCCTGAACTATTGGGCAATCCGTCTAAGTGGATCCTCGATGAGTTTTCCGGAGATGTAGAGAAGCATCTCAAAAAGAAGGAAACGCAAAAACGTATTGAAACGGCTGTTGGCACAGCCGGGACGGAGGAAGAAAAGGATGCTCGCCGTAAGCAGGCTGAGCAAACTGAACGCGTCGGTGTTCTTGGCAGGATACTGCCTAGTCTGCCGCAGACCGCACTGAACCAGCTGAACCAGCTGATGCTTGGTGCCGAGCAATGGAATCGGCAAAAGGCTCAAGCGGGTATCCAGCCAGGCACGGCTGAGACTGGAAAATTGGTGGCGGAAAATCCCGCTATCATGTGGGAGAATCTCAAGACTGCCGTGGGCGATGCGTCAGGTTCGATCGGCGAACTCGCGATGAGTTCGAAGGCCGCCACCGGTATCATGCAAGGCCTCACCAATATTTTCCGTGGTGAACCGACGACGCCGGATCAAAAGGGTGCGCTGATATTTGGTGCGGCCGTGACCACGGCGATTACCGCTGCTGTCGCCAGCGCCATTGCAGCACCGGTTGTCGCGTTGACCGGCGCGGGTACCGCATTGACCGGTTCAGCGGCGGCATTGACCGCAGCTGCCGCGCGATTGGGTGCAGCGGGTGGCCTTCCTGGTGCGCCGGACGGCATGAAGAAAACGCCTGCCAAAACCGTGATGGATTACGTCAAGCAGGGGGCCAAGTACGGCGCGGCCATTGCGATCCCGCTGGCAATTCCGCTCGCCACTGGCGTCACCGAGACGCCAGGACTTTCTGACACGGCTGATGCGGCCAAGAAGGCTGAGGAGAGCACGCTATCGCTGGCCTATGCGCAGCTCGATCTGCACAACAAGACCAAGCAGCTGGCTGATCTCGAAGCACAACGAATTGCGCCGAAGGCCGAAACGCCGTTCGACAAGTTTCAACCGACCTATCCGGACCAGGTCGAGGCCGAAAAGGAAACGCTGCGCAGTGAGATTGCGCAACTAAGCGCGGCCATCAATTCATGGCAGGCTGGCGCTCGGTGGGAAGATGCGGTTCGGCAGGTACAGCAACAGCCGCCTGCAGAGCAGCAGCAGCCGAATTGGGTTGCCGGCGCCATCGCGGAGTTGAAGAAAGCGCAGCTGCCGCCGGACTGGAAAGCAACGCCAGAGCCGATCGGCGGCAAACCGGAAACGCAGTGGCCTGATCCATCTGCCATCTCGACCGCCTCGGAAGCGATGGGGGCGGCAATGAATTCCGGCGGGATGCAGATCCAGGGCGCGGCCAACACGCTGTTGTCGACGACCGGCACATTTTCAACGGTGTTTGCGACCGGTGCGCAGGCGATCGGCAGCAGCGGACAGATTGCCGCCTCGACCTTGCAAGGCGCCGCGCCCGGCATCGGGGCTTCGATCGGGCAGGCCGCGGCATCGGCGATCCAGGCCGCGGTGTCCAACTTGAATGTCAATGTCAACGTCAACCAGAGCGGCGGTGGCGGCGACAAGGGCAACATCAACAACGCCAACGGTAACAAGTAATGTCTCGCCACAACTGCGCGATCGGCAAGGACGTCGTCCCGGCCTCATTCAAGGGCGTGACGTTCTACTGCACCGAAGCCGACATCGAGGGCGGCCGGCGCGGCGCCGAAGGCGAATTCCCGTTTGGCGAGGACACTGCCTACGCCGATCTCGGGCGCAAGATCCGGGTGTTTCACCTCACGGCGTATTTCCGCGAGGACAATCACGTCGGCGACTCCAGTGCGTTGTTTGCGGCGTGCGAATCACCGCAGCCCGGCATGCTGGTGCATCCGACACGCGGCACGCACCTGGTAGCATGTCGCAGCGTCAAGGTTTCCGACAAGCTGGAGGAGGCACAAGGCGAGAGCACCGCCGAGCTGGAGTTCGTCGAGGCCAATCCGGTCGGTACCGGACTCGGTGGCATCCTGTTCGGGATGATTTCGTCGGCGCTGAATGCAACATCGCAGACCAGCTTCCTGCGCGACTATCATCCGGCTACGGTCAGTCAACCCTGGCGCGGCGACGTTATCGATACCGCGCAGCGGCTGGTCACGATCGTCACCGCCACGACCAGGCAGGTGCTACCTCCGGACGCGCCGTTGTCGGAACACCGCGACGTGTTGCGAATGGAGGAGATAGCAACTGACGACGGTTTGGCGAGCATCGGCGTCAATGTCGATCGCGCATTGAGCAATGGCTTCAATACCATTCCGCTTTATGTCGACAATCCTGACGACATCTTTCGGATCATGCGTCGGCTGGCCAATGCCGCGACCGCTTCCTCGGCTCTGCCGGCAGGGGCTGCCGTCGAGAGTGAGGAAGCGGTGCTAAGCCGCCATCGTGTCCTGGCGGCTATCGGCATGGCCGAAGCGGCAATGTCACGGACCTACGCCTATGTCGATCAAGCACTGGCGGCATTGGATGCAACTCTTGCGGTGCTGTCCGATGAGGCGCAGGCCGCTTACAACGCTTGCGACAACGCACTGTTCCTGGAGATCCGTAGCTACGCGGTTCAGTTCACGCAAATGATGAATGACCTGGCCTACCGGCTGCCCGGATTGGTCCTGGTCGATTTCTCCGGCGGCGTGCATCCGCTGGTCGCGGCCTATACGATCTACAATGATGCGACCCGGCATCGCGAGCTGGAGGCACGCAACAAGGTCGACGCCAACGGCCGCTTCAACCCGCTGGTGGTCGGTATCGCGCCGACATGAAGCCGGTGGTGATCTTGGTCGGCGGCCAGGAACTGACGACCTGGACGGAAATGACCTTGCAGCGCAGCAAGGAGGAACTGACCGGTTCGCTGGAGGTGACGATCTTTGCTGGCGCGATGCCGTCGGCGCCGATCGCGCGCAGTGCCAAAGCCGGCGCCGAGATCCAATGCTACATCGCCGGCCAGCTGGCCTTCACCGGCACGGTCGACAAGCGGCAAGGGACCGGAGCTAACAAAGGCGAGAATCCGGAAGGCGGCACCGATACCGAGAGCCAGGAAACCAAGGGCTCAACCTCGATGTCGGTCAACATCGGGCCGAACGAATACACCATCAAATTGTCCGCGCGCGGCAAGACCAAACGATTGATCGATGCCAGCCATCAGCATCCGACCACCAACGAGCTGAAACCGACCACCAAGAAGATCACCGAGAAGCTGATCGAGCCATTCAAGCAACAGCTGGAATGGAAGGCCAAGGAGATCAAGCTCGACAAGGTTCGGCTGCGAGACGGTGGCCGTGTGGTGGATGAGTTGCACCGGGTGGCCATCGAGAACGCCTACTTCATGTATGAGACCCGCGATGGAAAATTGCGAGTTACTGACGGCGTCGGCTCTGCTGATGGCGGCGGCGGTGATCCTCTTATCCTTGGACAAAATATTCTGACGTTCTCGGCAGAGCAAAACGAGGAAGATGCCAAGAGCGAGGTCAAGGTCAAAGGCCAGCGCAGCGAAAAGAAAAAATGGGGCGAGGATGCACTGCTCAAGACCTTCAAGGAGATCAAGGATTCAAGTTTCGTCAAGGACAAGGTGCCGCTGAACGTACAGCATAACGGCGACGCCACCGATGAAGCGCTGGAACGGCGCGGCCGGTTCGAGATGAACAAGCGCAGCGCGGCGGCCAAGAAGATCACCATCGAGGTGTTTCATGTTCAGACACCATCGGGAGCGCCCTGGGATATCGGCAATACGCATTACGTAGAGGTGCCGCCGGAAGGCATCTTTGACATGTTCGAATGCACCGAGCTGACCTACACGGCGAATGCCAAGGACACTTTAAAGACGACACTGACCCTGTCACCGCCGCCCTCCGGC